GTTTTATGTCACGCACATAGTCTTGCTTGATGCGAGACTCCATCTCAATCCTGTTGAACTCTTCATCTTCGGGTGTCATTTTTGTCTCCCTTCTATAAATTGTTTTATATGGTCAAGCGCATGGTTGTATCCCTCTTGATACATAGGGTGCGGGTCTTCAGAGTCGTAGATAGCATCTATTGCAATAAGAACTTCTTCACGCTCTTTCTTTTGTCCAGCCGTGTAAACTAAATCCGCAAACTTTTTGTTATAAAGTTGATACCACCTAGTACTTTTATAACCACTGGGTGATGCAAGGTCTGCAAAATCTTTAGCTTCAGATTTCCATTTTGATATGCTTTCTTTCATAATTCCCTCGACAGCATCATTGCATCCGCCATTTCATATGCGCTTCCAGTTAACTGAGCATATGAAACACCACTTTCATCCCAAGGTGTTCGGGCTAACATTGCTTGCATAGCCTTAGCCGCAAAGTAATCACGCAAGGTCATGCCATCACGGCAATGTTCTGTATATGGAAATGCTGATTGTTCATCCATGTTTAAATGTTCCTTTATCTTTAACCCAATATCCCGCTTGGTTTTTGTCCATGCCACGCCCCAACATTTCCTCTACGGTCATGCATCTGCGGTCAACTCCGTGCTCACCTATGCGGTGGTAAGTGAATGCGGAGTTGCTATTGAAGTATTGTTTACACGCTTGGCATTGATTCCTGTTTTTACCAACCTTTAACTTGGCTCCGCTAGTCTGCATGGCGCTAACTCCTCTTCAACAAGTTCTGCGTAGGATTTACCTGACGGAAATCTCATCTGCGAGGCTTGCATGTTTGCTATGGTGTCTACCGCCTTACTCAAGCCCGCATTGAATCCTTTGATGTAAGGGTTCTCTTTAGCAAGCCTAGCGTCGATGGCATCTCTCATCACTTGTGATGAAGACACCTTACTTAGTTTGGCAAACTTCTGCAATCGTTTTATATCGGCTGGTGCTAGGTACACCATATAGCCTTTAAATTTATCTTTAGAAAGGGTCATTTCCACTCCATGATTCAAATTCTTTTACTAGGTCATCAAAGACAATCTTGGCCTGTGCGTTGCCATGAAGCTCGGTACGTGAAGCAACACCGCACCGTTTACACAGTTCCGCAGCAGCTTCCTCCTCAGAGTTGGTCTCAAGAAAGTCTTGGAAGTTAGGCAGACGGCAGAGAATCCCCGCCTTCTGCACTCTGTTGTTGTATGGCGTAGCGGTCTCATCATCTTGGATTCTGACAAGAGCGCACGCATAGCGAGTCCCAACAAAGTCCCTAAGGATTTCCTCAGGCACTTCATCAGGATGCATGGACAGGGTCAGGATAAATCCTGTCCTGTCTTGTTTCAAAGCAACCTTACGGGCTTCAAATTGCAACGCCATGTCTAGCCAACTTTTTTTCTAGATAGTTAATGATTGATTCTTGGCGAACAATCTCTTCAAGCATTCCTTGAATCATTTTGTCTTTGCGTTCATCAACATTTAATAGTTTCTTTTTGACTGGAGGGTTTACCATCTTCTTGCTAAAACCATAGTGGTGACGCATGTTATAGACGGTCTGTTTACTCAACATAAACTTCTCGCAGACCTCTTTAATAGAGGCCTCTGGGTTTTGTTGCATGTACGTAATTGCGGGTTCTAATTTCTTCATGGCTACTCCTTAAAAGTCCAAATCATCATCGGGCAAATCATTCACTGGCGCGGTCTTGGGTGCATCCTCAGGAACCCAGCGGTTCAACTTAATGTTGAGGTAGGTCTTGCCACTTGGTGACTTTATTTTCCAACCGCTAAGTTTGAAGATAGTCAGACCATCTTCAACACGAACCGCAGTCATATCTTTAAGGTTGATGGCAATCTCACCAAAGTAATCGGGAGACACCTCAGACAACTTAGATGTTGTTGCGTGCAGATTGCCAGAATCTGGCTTTTGTTTAAACGGTACGCTGGGGTCGCGTGGTGGATATTTTTTTGCTGGGAAATTACTCACTTGGTTTCTCCGAAAGTTGCTTCTTGATTTCTGCGAAGCGGTTACGAACCTGACTATATAAATCAGGGTGACTTACTTTTAACGCATCAAGCTGTGCTTGATTTGCTTTCCAGTAACTGTTTAAGCCTTTGATGTCATGGCAAATATTGGTGTAGTGAATCATTGAGTCAGCAAACAATTTCTTGTTGTCATCCTCGTTGTGCGTATTGACTTCCATCTCTGCGGTTAGTCCATCTACGATAGGCATCAGAGTCACAGGTTTAACTTCCTCTGTATCAGGCGGTGTGTCTTCTCCCGCATATATGTACATCCCGAGTCCGTGCATCGCTATAGCCTTAACCAAGCAACGCATGATGGATGTGTTTACATCAAACGAATTAGGTGTAGAGATTGGCTTGTTCCTGTAGTCCAGTACAGGCAACATGCAAGTGACTGGCTTATCAAACATAGTGACGGTTACCCACACCATGAATGTCCCGCCTATTGGCATAAGCGGTGTGCCATCAAACATCTCTACCTTGAAGTTGACCTTGGGGTCAGCTTTCAAAGCCTCTGCCCATGCCCATGCCCAAGATAAGTACGTCAGGCCGTTCTTCTTTTCCGTGTGGTCATTGACGTTAATCTTCAGTAAATCAAGCGGTGACATCTTGCTCTCCTTTATATTGTTCGCACCATTGAGATACTCCGCAGAAGTTACCAACACACCTGCGAGGTTCTCCTTTTCTAGTTTCAACATAACCCTTCTCCTTCACTGCCAGTTCATTGGCTTCATCTATCGATTTAAAAACACGAATCGCAGTCTTGCGTCCGTCCCGTTTAACAGCAAATGTCGTCTCCGACATCCACCGCTCTTCATCTGAGCAAGGTTGTAAGTCTTCCCCAAAATCCTGTGCAAGTTTGGCATTGCGGTGCATCTCCAAACGCTCACGTATATATGTCTCTGTAGTCACTGCGTCCCACATTGGGATGTCAACCATATGGATAGGACTATTGGGATAGCCCTCTTTAGTTTCGTGACGGCTAAAGTCTCTGACCAAGGCGCAGATTTGTAGCCCGACAACCTTCTTGCGCTTGACTGTCTCAACCAACCACTTATATATGTTGAGTTGTTGTTGCCATTCAACTTTGTCTTGCATGACTGCCCACGCAGAGGTGAACTTGTAATCTATGAGGATGAGACCCTCAGGGGTCTCTTGCTGTAAGTCAATCGCCCCGCTCACCTTAACGCCATCTATCTCAGAATAGATACGTTCCTCAGATAAGAACCCCTTGGTCTCACCCCTCTCCATTACTACGTGCAAGGCAGACCCCAACATGCTCCACAACATATCTGATACGTCTTGGACTATCTCTGCGTCGTACTGTTCCCGTAGCCGCTTGACCTTTGGGGGAGACATTAGTTCAGTAACGCTGTACTGTGATGCCCCCTTTGAGTAATATTCCTTCGTAGCAAGCGTCACAAGTGGCGCGGGTACGTTATAATTGTTCGTAATTTTCATCAATCCTCCAGAGGTGTTTATGAGAGAGAAACCATATGATAGTGCTAGTTTAACAGAATTGCAAGCCCTATCACAAATTATTTTTGGTGAGCCTGCAAGTAAGGCAAATTCTCGTAGGGTTGTGAAGTTTGGGAACATGTCCAGACTAATCAAAAGCCAGAAGGCCTTGGACTATTCTGGAGCGTTTAAACAGCAATGCCAGCTCGGGACGTTGATGACGGGTGACTTGCGGGTAACGATGTGGATTTACTATGCCTCCCGCAGACCTGACCTAGATGAGACCCTGATACTAGATTTGATGCAAGGTCTTATATATGAGAACGACCGTCAGGTTAAGGAGCGACATACATATTGGGGGCTTGACCCTGACAAGCCTAGGGCAGAAATCATCGTAGAGAAGATTGCCGAGGTCTCGCCCAAGAAAAAGCCCCTCCGAAGAGGGGCAAAGAAGGAGTAGCAACTGCAAGTTGCGCTCATAGTTTAAACGATTTTTTAAAGGAGCAGGAAATGTTGAAAGCAGACGGGTTTGACGAAGCGATTATTGGACAAGCATCTATATGGAGAGACCAAGGGATGCACAACGTCCTAGTCTATGACGCAGAGAAGATGCGTAGCATCCTTATGAAGAGGGATGGAATGTCCTCAGAAGAGGCTAGGGAATACATAGAGTTCAACGTGGAAGGGGCTTACGTCGGCTTGGAGACCCCAGTCTATGTTTGGACTGAGGATTTCATGGAGGACTAGCTCACCAAATGAGCTACCCGGGCTGCTGCGGACTGTTTAAACAAACCTCCCGGGCGGAGTGATGCCTAGCAGAACTCCTAAAAATATATTTTAATACCACTTGACACAGCTTGAAATAATGTGTCTATAATCCAAACCGTTGTCGTAGAAAACAACTACTTGCAGTAGATATGCCTAGGGT